AAGACACGCATCAGACAAAAACGCGCACTGCTGATACAGATCGAGCGGTGATTTCGTCACCGGCGAGCCCGTCATGATGCGACGATACTTCGCCATTTTGCCTGTTTTTTCAGTGTTTTTGCTACGTTTACTGTTTGGCGTCTTGATCGTTGTCGACTCATCGATCGCCATCATCGCGTTGTGCACGAACAGGAATCTTTGAGCAAACTTCGTGCCCCGCGGCGTTGAGAACGCCTCGATGTTCATCACGAGGATCTTCAAGTCCTCCGTGATTTCAAACATCGAGTCAAGTGCTTGCTGCTCGGCCTTGCGTGGCGTTGCGGCCCACAGCGCTACACGGTATACCACGTGCTCTGGCATGTGCTTCGGGATCTCGGTGTCGACCCAGTTGCGGTACACGCCCTTCGGTGCCACGATCAAGGCTGCATTGACGCGGCCCAGGTCGTACAGCATTGCGAGGTTGTTGATCAACATGAAGCTCTTTCCAGTGCCCATGTCTGCGAACAATGCCGCAACCTGATGATCCCAAAAGCGTTGTAGGTACGCCGCCTGGTGTACAAAAGGCTTGTTTTTAAACCGATACGTCTGTAAGAATTGACTCATTGTCGTCTCGCTTTCTGACGGGGTTGCATTCCCCGAAAGCCGAGTCTACACTAGCGTCGAACTTTGAGAAAGGAGAGCTTAACCGTGCCGAAGGTCTACGTCGTTTCCGAGACACTTCAGCACAACATTTCAAGTGCAATGGACTATGGGCAGCTCGAGACGATCCTGCCGCCTAATGCCCAGATTGCCTTCTCTGTTGTGCCGACAGTGCGCCGGATACAGCGCAAACTTGATAAGTTCACTGATGCGGACTTTTTGCTCCTCATCGGTGACCCCTCTGCGATCGGCATTACCTGTGCCGTAGCAGCCATGAAGAACAACGGTCGTTTCAAGTGCCTGAAGTGGGACAAACGCGAACGCCGTTACATTCCGTTGGAAGTCGATCTACACAAGAAAGGAGAATACGATGAGCCTTACGAGTTTATTTGAGCAAGAAGCGAGCGCCCTGCGAGTCCAGGACGATCAAATCTCGGGAATAGCTGCCCTGGCACGACGTGCCAAGGAGATCGAGAAACAGATCGATGACGAAGAGTCAACGCTCAAGAACCTCAAGGATCAGTATCGCAAACTGACCGAAGAGGCCCTGCCGGCCGCCCTGTCCGAGCTTGGAATGACGTCCTTCCGCATGGAGGACGGCAGCTCGATCGACATCAAGCCGTTCTACAGCGCATCAATCAGCGAAGCCCGACGCGCGGAAGCCTTCCAGTGGCTCAGGGACCACGGCTTTGATGACATCATCAAGAACACTGTTTCCGTCCGCTTCGGTCGCGGCGAGGATGAACTGTGCGCGCGGCTTCTTCAGACGCTGGCGCAGCAGGGCTACCCCGCTGATCAGGCCGAGAAGATAGAACCTCAGACCCTCAAGGCTTGGGTCAAGGAACGAGTGGAGCGCGGCGAGGAGTTCCCCAGCGAACTCTTCGGCGCCTACATCGGCAAAAAAGCCTCTATCAAGTCCAAGTAACAAAGGTAAATGACAATGGCTAAAGCAAATCTTGCAGTAAAGGAAGAGACCACGACCGCTCTGGCCCTCGCGGGAAACTTCGAGGAGGACGCCAGTAGCAGTTTCGCTGGAATGAACCAGGACGACTACGCCCTGCCGTTCCTGCGTCTTCTGACCAACACCTCGCCGGAAGTCGGTGAGATCGACGGTGCACTCCCAGGCATGGTCTACAACTCCGTCACTGGAGAGCTGTACGACGGGAAGAAGGGCATCACGGTGATCCCGTGTGCCTACGTGCGCCAGTACGTGGAATGGGCGCCCCGCGGTAGCGGATCTGGAGCGCCGATCCACATTTACCCGGCAACGAGCGACATCCTCACCCAGACTCATCGCGAGCCGGGCGACAATAAGGATTACCTCGACAACGGCAACTACATCGAAACGACTGCGAATCACTACGTGATGGTAGTCAGCGCCGATGGCGTGCCGTCTCCGGCCCTCATCGTGATGAAGTCCACGCAGCTCAAGAAGAGCCGCAAGTGGAACAGCATGATGCAGTCGGTGAAGTTGCAGGGTAAGAACGGGCTCTTCACGCCGCCGATGTACTCGCAGATGTATCGTCTCTCCTCACAGGCAGAGTCGAATGACAAAGGCAAGTGGTTCGGCTGGGAAGTTGAGCGGATTGGCACGGTTGAGGACCAGTCAATCTATTCTGCGGCAAAGACTTTTTCGCAGTCCGTGACTTCGGGCACGGTGCGCGGTAAGGTTGAGTCGGAAGGTGAAAGCGCCGGAGGCGCTGTACCGTTCTAATCACTTTGGGGCCGAAAGTGGGTTCCACTTTTAACCACTTACTCATGAGTAGGCCCCATCTCCTCGCGAGAAAGAAGAATGACGGATATTTCACGGTTCAAGGCGATCTTTGCGGGCTTGGATATCGCCTATGGAACGTACCGAATTGAAGGAGAGAAGGGCAATGGCAAACAGGCTGGAAAGGCCGTCGTTGTCCGCAAGCCGCCGACTGATGATCTTTGGCAGAAGCACCTCGAGGGCGTTGAGCCGTCGCTTGGGATCATTCCCATTCGCGCTGACAACTCCTGTATTTGGGGATGCATTGACATTGATCAGTATCCTCTCGATCACGCTGGACTGATCAAAAAGATTCGCAGCCTCGAGCTGCCTCTTGTTGTGTGCCGCAGCAAGTCTGGTGGCGCGCACGTGTTCCTGTTTACGAAAGAGCCGATCCCCGCGGCCGACATGCAGAAGTACCTCAAAGCGGCGGCTGCGCTCTTGGGCGAGGCCGGTCGCGAGATCTTCCCAAAGCAAGCGGAGATCCTCGTCGAGCGCGGCGACACCGGCAACTTCTTAAACCTCCCGTACTTCGGCGGCGACGACACCATGCGTTACGCCTTCAACGACGACGGGAAGGCAGCGACGCTCGAAGAGTTCTACGCGCTGCACGAGAAGTTCGTGCAGGACAAAGAGCTGACGTTCCCTGAAGCGCCGAAGGCCGCAGAGACTCCGATCAAAGACGGCCCGCCATGCCTCCAGGCGATCTGCGCACAGGGCGTGCCCGAAGGAACACGGAACAATGCGCTCTTTAACATCGGCCTCTATCTCAAGCGCGCGCATCCCGGCACGTGGGACAACCTGATCGTCGAGTACAACTACAAGTACGTGAGCCCGCCGCTGCCGAACAACGAAGTGCAGCTCTTGATCAAGCAAATCAACAAGAAGGACTACAAGTACAAGTGCAAAGACGCGCCGCTCAATGCCTTCTGCAACAGCGGGCTGTGCCGGACTCGCAAACACGGGATCGGGGCTCACGGGCCAGACTCCCCGCAGCTCTCTGCGCTCTCTAAGTACGCGAGCGAACCGCCGTTGTGGTTCCTCGATGTCAACGGCAAGCGCGTCGAGCTCGACACCGAAAGCCTCTTCAACCAACTCTCCTTCCAAAAGGCGTGCATGGAGAAGCTGAACGTGCTGCCGCCCGCCGTGCGCAAGCAGGACTGGGAGCAGATGCTGAACGGGCTTTTGACCGAGATGGTCGAGACCGAGCAGATCACCGCAGCGAGTGAGGACACCACGGTCACGGGTCAGTTCAATGACCTACTCGAGGAGTTCTGCACACACTTGCAGCAGGCGATGGATCGCGACGAGATCCTGCTCGGCCGTCCATGGACGAACGATGACGAGGCCAAGACCTACTTCCGCATGAAGGATCTGAACTCTCACCTCGTCCGCAACAACTTCAAAGGCCTCTCATCGCCGAAGATCGCGCAGCGCATCCGCGATATCGGGGGCGAACCGATTAGTCTATTCCTCAAGAACCGTGCCGTGCGTTGCTGGCGCATCCCACGCTTCGAGCGACAGGATTCGCCGTTCGATACGCCGGAACAAAAGAAATCCAGGAGTCCATTCTAATGCTCAAGATAGATGGGTTTGACAGCGCACTGGTTGGGATCGCGAGCGTCTGGAAGGACGGCGGCGAACGTGTCGATACGTTGATCTACGACGGCGAGAGGATCGTCACCATACTTTGCGAACAGTCCGGGATGTCCTATGACGAAGCGCTCGAGTACATCAGCTTTAACATCGAAGGCGCGTACGTCGGCGAGAACACGCCGATCATCGTCTGGTCGTGCGACATGGACCACGTCCGAGCGATCACGAGCGAAGACGATGAATAACCATCAGCGCATGGTGTTCGTCGTTATGTACGTCGCGCTCGACCACGGCAGCCTTGTCGCGGGCGTGTACGACGACTATCGCGATGCGGACGACAAGCGCCAGGAAGAACCCGAACGCTTTGTGATCACGATCGCCCCCTACTACCCTTCCCCGCCGATGGAACCATGAGCGTCGAGAAAGTATTCGGCCCCCCGGGTTCGGGCAAAACCACCTATCTGCTCTCGGTCGTACAGGCCGAGCTTGCCGCGGACGTCCACGCGACGCAGATTGGCTACTTCGCCTTCACCCGCAAGGCCGCAACCGAAGCGCGTGACCGGGCGATTCAGAAGTTCCCGTCGCTGAACCCGGACCTCGACTTCCCGTGGTTCCGTACGCTGCACTCACTTGCCTACCGCTGCCTCGGCATCGGCCCCAAGGACATGATGACGCCGCAGCACTACGCAGAGTTCGCGAAGGAAGCGGGTATCGAGCTCGCCGTTGAGCAGGGAGACGAGGAGTTTGCCATCAAGGCCGACCACCCGATCCTGAACGAGGTGAACATCGCGCGGATCAAGGGCAAGGATCTGCGCCAGCACTACAACGAAAGCAGCATGACGATCGAGTGGCATCACTTCGAGTACGTTGACCGAGCTTATCGACATTACAAAAACTCCCATGGACTCCTCGACTTCACCGACCTACTCGAGCGCGTCGTGGATGAACCCGATCGCCTGCCCTCGCTCAAAGCGTTAATCATCGACGAAGCGCAGGATCTCTCCAAGCTCCAGTGGCGGCTGGTCAAGGCGTTGATCGAGCGCGCGGCGAAGACCTACGTTGCAGGCGACGATGACCAAGCGGTCTACACCTGGGCCGGCGCCGACGTCGACAGCTTCCTCACGCTCGAGGGCAACATCCGCATCCTCGACCAGTCCTATCGCGTTCCCTCCAAGATCCATGCGCTCGCCGATCAAGTCGTTAACCGGATCCGCAAGCGGCAGCCCAAGGTCTGGAAGCCACGCACCGAGGTCGGCGCGATCCTCTTCCACAACGACTTCCGCCACGTCGATCTCACCCAGGGCGAATGGCTCGTGCTCGCCGCCGCGAATTACATGCTCACGGACATGCACGAGTGGATCAAATCCCAAGGCCTACTCTTCGAGCGCCACGGACAACGGAGCATCCCCGAGTCTGTACTCATCGCCGTGCTCGGCTGGGAAGCCCTGCGCAAGGGCAAGGAAGTGTCCTTCCCCACCGTCAAGACCATCTACAAGTACCTCGATGCCCAGTTCGTTAAGCACGGGCACAAGGGGCTGAAGACGGCAAACATAGACGCGATGTATACACACGAATCACTGACCAAGGATCACGGGCTACTGACGGACGTCATCTGGCACGAGGCCCTTACGAAGATCGGTGAGGACAAGCGGAACTATCTGATCGCGCTCCTGCGCCGTGGCGTGAAGGTCACGGGAAAAGTTCCCATCAAGCTCTCCACCATCCACGGTGCGAAAGGCGGCGAGGCAGACAACGTCCTGCTCATCGGCGACCTCTCGACCAAGTTTGCGCAGGAATACGACCGCAACGCAGACGATATCAACCGGCTGTTTTACGTGGGGATCACCCGCGCCAAGCAGTCCCTGCACATCGTGCTTCCGAAGAACGTACAAAAAGGTTTTAGATTGTGAGCACCCGACCCTTGTTCCCGCGGCCGTCAGAGTGGACGCCGCCCGCTTCCTTTCCAGATCTTTCCGCTGCAACGGAGATTGCAATCGACCTCGAAACATGTGACCCCCACATGGAGTCGATGGGGCCAGGATGGCCCCGGAAGGATGGTTTCATCGTCGGCTACGCCGTCGCGGTAGACGGCTGGAAAGGATATTTCCCGATCGCGCATCAGGGCGGCGGCAACCTCGACGATCGCATCGTCAACCGATGGATGAAGAAAGTGCTCGAGCTGCCGTGCGACAAGATTATGCACAACGCTGCATACGATCTCGGCTGGCTTCGAGCCTCGGGCTTCACGGTCCACGGCACGATCTACGACACCATGCTCGCTGCGCCGCTGATCGATGAGAACCGCTACAGCTACGCGCTCAACTCCCTGGGCTTCGACTACCTCAAGGAAGTGAAGTCCGAGCAGGGGCTCAAGGACGCGGCCTCCGACTTCGGTGTGCACGCCAAGAAGGAACTCTGGAAGCTCCCCGCCATGTACGTCGGGGACTACGCCGAGCAGGACGCGGCGCTGACGCTCAAGCTCTGGCACCACTTGAAGGCCCTGCTCAAGAAGGAAGAGGTCGAGTCCATCTTCACGCTCGAGACCGAGCTGCTGCCGATCCTCATCGATCTCACCTTCCAGGGCATCCGCTTCGACCGCCCCAAGTGCGAGCAGCTCATCGAGGACTTCAAGCGCAAGGAGCTCGAGCACATCAAGCAGATCAAGTCCCTCTCGGGCGAGAAGGTCGACATCTGGGCCGCGGCCAGCATCGCCAAGGCGTTCGACAAGCTCTCGCTGCCGTACCCGAAGACCACGACTGGGCTGCCGAGCTTCACCAAGACATTTCTTGACAGTCACGACCACCCGATCGCCAAGCTCATCATCGAAGCGCGTGAGCTCAACAAGACCCACGGCACGTTCCTCACGCCGTACCTTGACCACAGTGCCAAGGACGGACGCATCCACCCGCATATCAACCAGATGCGATCGGAGGACGGTGGCACCGTCACCGGCCGCCTCTCCATGAACAACCCCAACTTACAACAGGTTCCTGCACGCCATGAAATCATCGGTCCCCTGGTACGCTCGCTTTTCCTGCCTGAAGAAGGACAGCTCTGGGCAGCCAACGACTTCAGCTCACAGGAGCCTCGGCTTCTCGTCCACTACGCTACCCTTCTCGGCCTACCAGGAGCGGAGCGCATGGCGGAGGCATACCGTGCCAGTCCCGACACCGACTTCCACCAAATGGTGGCAGATATGGCGGGCATCAAACGCAAAGCCGCCAAAACCATCGGACTCGGATTGATGTACGGGATGGGCAAGCAAAAGCTCGCCAACTCCCTTGACCTCCCGCTCGATGAAGCCGCCGAGCTCATCGGCACCTTCCATTCCAAAGTCCCCTTCCTTCGCGGAACGATCGACGCGGTGATGCGCCGCATCGAACACCCCGCCTCGAATGGCTCGATCCGTACGCTACTCGGGCGCAAGTGCCGCTTCCCGCTCTGGGAACCCGTCGAGTACGGCATCAACAAGGCACTCCCCCGCGAGCAGGCCGTCATCGAGTACGGCCCACGGATCAAGCGCGCCATGACCTACAAGGGGCTCAACCGATTGATCCAGGGCTCCGCGGCCGACCAGACCAAGGCCGCCATGGTCGCGCTGCACAAAGCCGGGATGCGCCTGCTCCTGCAAGTGCATGACGAAATCGCTATTAGTGTGGACGGACGAGAGACCGCGGACCACGCGTCACGGATCATGCAAGAAGCCGTTGCGCTCGAGGTGCCCTCGCGCGTGGACGTGGAGATCGGCCCGTCGTGGGGTGAAGCGAAGGGCTAGTTGCAGCAAAGATTCTGGTACGGTACATTCAGCGTTCAAGAAAGGAGAAACGCGCGCATGACTGAAAGCGCCCCAAGAAAACGGAAGAAACGTGAACGTCCCACCGCCAAAGGGCGACAATGGACGTTTATGTTTGACAAGGATTTCATTCGCACCTTTCCGCGACTCGGGGCCGCGCGTCTCGAGAAACGCCGCCGCAAGAAGCGATACCTTTACCGCTATCCAGGCCGAGAACCCCCTCACAAGCGTAAGGGCAAGAAGTTCTCATCGGTCATGGTGCCGATGGACGTGTACCTCAAGCTCAAAGAGCTATCGAAGTTTTACAAGAAGAGTATGTCGCAGATCATTCGCGAGCACGTCGAGCCGATGTTCGATGAGGCCTACAAACAGGCTGAATTACTTGCTCGCATCGAGGCCAACAGGATAAAAGATGAAACACCTGACTCAGATAAACCTCGACGTCGCTATAACGTATGAGATCCTCGATCCGATCCAGGTAGACGAGTACGTGCTGCCGCCCATGATCGAGCTTACGAGTGCGTTTGTTGAACTTGAGAAAGAAGACGGTAAGAAGGCCCGCGTGAATGTGCTCAAGGTATTGAGTGAATCACAGCGCATGCTAATCGAAGATGAAATCATTGAAGCATTAACGGAGGAATAGACCATGAACGTATTTCCAGAACGAGTGACCGACGACAAAGGCTCCGCCAAGATCGAAGGCGGGATCACGCTGCGTGATTACTTTGCCGCAATCGCGATGAACGGGATCTTGTCGAACCCCAACACCCCGGCAAACACCCCGTACTACGTTTCGAGCGACGCCTACCGGCTCGCTGATGCCATGATCGAGGCCCGCGATCAATGACCTCGAAGATCCGTCGCTGCACAGAATGTAAACAGGTGTTTGCTTCGCCGGATTCCCTTCGCATGCATAAGCGCGTCGACGGGAACTGCCGGTCGGTCGAGGCCCTCGTCGCCGTCGGCTACAAGCAGACGCCCAAAGGCTGGATCCACACCAAGGTGCCAGGGGGAAGCAATCGGTGAAGTGCCCGAAGGTAACGCTGTCATTTGATCAGTACAAGATCCTGCTCGACCGTAAACGCCGGGCCAACGGCAGGAACGTCAAATACAAAGACTTGATCAAGCAGTGGGGAGTCCCGCACTACCATCTATCGACGGCGGTGTACCGTGGGATCAAGCAGTACGATTACAGGCTATGGAAGGAGGAAGCACGATGAACCGCGACGACATTATCCGCATGGCGCAGGAAGCGGGATTTGAAATTGAGAAAACGCTTTACGGACCTGTCCCTTGTGTCGATGGTCGCGGCATCGACGACCGTCTTGAACGATTCGCCACCCTAGTTGCGGCCGAGAAGGACAAAGAGATCAAGCGACTACAAGACATGCTGTACGAACAATTGGGCGAACTTACGGCGTTGCTGGCGGAGAAACAAATGCGTGAACGAATTAAAGAAATAAAGGAGCAACCAAAATGAGCCAAACTCCGAAGGCTACGTTAATCGGATTCAGAACGCTGAGAGAAGCGCAGCGGTGTATCAATGCACTTACAAGTGACTATGTGATCGCGGCAGTCACAGAAGGTAGGTTCGACGGTGATGTGCTTGCGTATGTTGTGATCCATAAAAACGCCGACCCTGTTGGAGGCTCGCGATGACCCGCGACGACATCATCCGCATGGCGAAAGAGGCAGGGGCTTTTTTTGACGGCGATTGCTCTGTCTACGATATGCCAGAGCATTGCTTTGAGAAGTTTGCCGCCCTTGTTGCCGCAGCAGAGCGAGAGAAATTTATTGATTACCCTAAAGGCGAAGTTTGTGGCCCGTGTATTTGCGGAAGTTGGCCGGGGGGCGATTGTTTACGTTGCCCGCCTACGGAAGAGTATTTAGCCGCGATTCGGGCGAGGGGTGAGGTATGAACCGCGACGACATCCTCCGCATGGCGAAAGAGGCGGGATTGGCATTGGCATCTTTCTGTAGATGGAGTGCATATTCGGACGACCTTGAACGATTCGCCACCCTCGTTGCCGCCGAGAAAGAGCAGCAGATGATCCGCGACGGTTGGCGACAATGCGCTGAAGGGCAACGAACGACGCAGCACTGCGGACTGCTAGATGCTGCGGTGAAAGCCGAGCGAAAGGCGTGCGTAATTGCTTGCGAGAAAATCAGCGAGTCATTGTACAGTTATGACAACATAACCGAAGGCCGTGCAGCGCAAGACTGTGCCAACGCGATTCGGGCGAGGGGTGAGACATGAAGCCTGACACTTACCGGATCTTGCAGATGGCCGTGCGTGATGGGGCTGCGATTGGCTACCGCCGCGCTTTCAAACACAACGATGACCCGGATGACGAGCAGGTGATCGACGCCATTGAGCAGGCGGTCATGGCTCAGGTGTGTGAGTGGTTTCGGTTTGAGGAGATTAACGAATGACCCGCGACGACATTATCCGCATAGCGCGAGAGTGCCAACTGATCGGCATGAGGCCACACCTTGACGGCATTTATGAGAAAGCACTTGAACGCTTCGCCGCCCTCGTTGCCGCCCAAGAGCGTGAGGCGTGTGCGAAGGTGTGTGAAAAAATGCTCGGAATATTTCACCCGACGGAAGCCATCACAACCCGTTGCGCCAAAGCAATCCGGGCGAGGGGTGAGGTATGACCTACCGCTGCTCAGATTGTATGGCCGAGTTCCAGAAGCCGTACGTGCAGGAGCATACGGATCTGATTGCGTACGGTAGCTGTATCAGCAGCGAAGTGACATGCGTCACGAACCACTGCCCCGAGTGCGGGTGCGAAGATTTTACTGAACTTGAAGAGTGAGGGCTTACAAATGAACCGCAAAGCTGTGCTCGAGCGCACACTCGGCAAGAACGCCGCCAAGAAATTTATTTCCAAAGAACCCAAGAACGTGCCGCATAGCACCGTCTCTCTGGATGTCGATAGCCGCATCATCGAGCAGATCATCGTCCAGGAACTCGTCGGGCTGCACACGTCCCTCTCCCGCGACCTCAAGGATCGCAAGGCCGGGAAAAAGATCGGCATCTTCGACATGGACAAGGATATCGACATTGCAACTCTCAACGGTCATCTGTTCGCCGTTGAAACGATGCTCAAGTACTACACCACGCCCGATCAGCTCAAGGAATACGGTTTCAAATGACGCCCCCGGCCGCTAGAATCGCGGCCTATGAAGGTCATCTGTGAAAAAGTTGACCCTTCAAACCCGGAAGTCGAAGAAACACTCATCGAGCTGCAACGGGCTTGTCTGCCGCACGATGCTTCGTACTTTCCAGAAGAGGGGGTTTGGTGGATCGCGTACCACCGGCGCACGCCGGTCGCGTTCGCCTGTCTCGTGCCTTCCCAGCAGATCCCAGACGGGGTCTATCTCTCCCGATCGGGGGTCACGCCCCTTGCTCGAGGGGGCGGCATCCAACGCCGCCTCATCCGCGCCCGCCTCGTGTGGGCCAAGCGGCAGGGGTACAACTGGGCCGTGTCAGACACCACGGATAACGAACCAAGCGCCAATAACCTTATCGCCTGTGGATTCAGGCTCTATAGCCCTCCTCTGCTTTACTCCCTCGCACGAGCCCTGTACTGGAAAAAGAAGCTCTAAGTGCCGTTCAAGGACGACAATGTCCGACGCGAACGGCAGCGAGAGTACTCGCGGCGCTGGTATCTCTCCAACCCGTCCAAGACCAAGGCCACCTCCGCGCGGCGCAAGCGAGAGCAGAGAGAACGCTGGGAGGCCTACCGATCGGACAAGGCCTGCGCCCACTGCGGCTTCTCCCACCCCGCCGTTATCGACTTCCACCACGTCATCCGCCAGAACAAGCAGTCCGTCAATGATCTTGCCGTCAGACGCGGCAACGTCTCCGCCGCGATCCGTGAGGCGGAAGAGAAGTGCATCCCCCTCTGCGCCAACTGCCACCGGATCTTGCATTGGCAGGAGCGGCGGCGTATAAGGTCCAAGAGAAAGAAGAAAGCTAGGAGAAAGAAGGCATGAGCTCGTTATGGTTGTTGTTGCTTCTGCTATCGGTACTTGGTATAAGTCTGTACTTCTGCTATCGGCGAAAGCCCCAGAGCGATGAGTGGCGACACGTGCCACGCCCGAACTGGAGATGTAGTCGAGGCGGAAAAGATTATTTCTAACCTAGAAAGGAGATTGTTTATGGATAGTGTCGATAAAGGCCTTGTAGCCATCTTCGCCTTCTTGGCGATACTGCTTCTGTCGTATATCGGGATCACCGCCTACGACGGACACCTCCGCGCCCAGATGATTCTCGACGCCCCGGATCCGCTTTACGCGGCCTGTGCGTATGACTCCAGCAGCTCCGCCATCCCGGCGTCCTGCTACACACTGCTTTCCCTTAACAAGGATCTTCCCAAATGAAAAAGTTCAAGAAGCCCCAGGCCGAAAAGGCCTACCAGCATTTCCTCGATAACCCGGGCGCCAAGCCCATGAGCGTTGCTAAACGCTTCAAGCTCTCCGTGCCCTACGCCTACAAGCTCCGCGACGAGGCGGCCGGCGAGGACGAGCCGCTGCTCTCCACGGCCGAGATCGAGATGCTCCGACTGCCCCCCGGCGAGTCAGTGACCACGACCCTCGGAACACGGGCCAAGGCCTACGGGGCCTTCCGCGACAACGCCCGGCTCGCACAGGCGCTCAAGCGCGCCATGGCCGAACACGCCGAGGACATGGGCAAGACCTTCGCCGATGACCAATGGGAAGCCCTCGAGATGATCGCGACCAAGGTCTCGCGCATCGTCAACGGCAACGCAGACGACATCGACCAGTGGCACGACATCGCCGGCTACGCGACGCTGATCGCGGATCGGCTACAGGGGGTCGTCCGATGACCCCCTCCAGAGCCGAACTCCTCAACACGATCGCCCTCCTCCAAGGCGCCCTCAATGGCGTGACGCTCGAACTCACGCAAGGGTTCAACACCATGCCACGCCGCCGAGACCTCCGGGACTCGGTGGAGGAGTGCCTCGCGGCAGAGTCCTACGGCCGCCGCATCCTCGAACGCGCCGACTATCGGTACGAGGAGGCCGCATGACTCGCGAAGAAGTTATCGCCCTGGCGGAAGCCAAGGGCTACCGCGCCAAGCCCTGCGTCGCAGAGGACAAGATGGCGGTGAAGATCGGTAAAGCAGACCACCCAAACGAGCGCATGAAGCTCACGGCCGACGGACAGGTGCTTGTCGTCGACGAAGGCTACTACTGGCAAGTCGGTGGCGTGGACGAATGGGCAGAGTACTTAAAGGGAGGTGCAGCATGATGCGCCCCGCCATCAACTCGACAGACGACCCGCCCATCCCGATCCACGACATCCAACTGCGCGAGTACGTCTACGCCCTGCGCCGACGCATCGAGGTCGGACAGGATCTCATGGAGTCCCTCGTGGAGGATGTCCGGCGGCTTAAACAGGAACGCGATGGCCTCCAAACACACCTCGAACGCGTACTCCTCGATTTGCATTGGTACGAGTCCGGGCGCAAGATGAATACCGAATGAGCTTCACCCTCTCCAATGTCCTCGGCCCCAACGACGAACCACTCGTCCAGATGATCGTCGTCACGATCAACGGGATGCAGTACGCGTTGGTAGGGCCCGTGGTCCACGTGCCAGGGATCATGGCCCAAGACCTCGATGTCTCCGGCATCGAATTCGGCGAAATCATGCCCGCTCACGCGGCCGCCAAGATGCTCGAGGGGAACTTCCGCGAAGCACTCGGCTCGGGTATCCAGTAGAGTTTAGTGGCCGTCCACCAACCCTAGAGCACTCCACACACTGGCCACGGCCCCATCCCGGCGAGAGTCGGGGTGGGGTTTTTTATTGCCAAAAACAAAGCCCCCGAGGATTGCTCCCCGGGGGCCTTGTTCAGGTCGTTGTCACGGCGTACCAGCGCGCGCCCGACTCGTCGGTGTAGTCCCGATTCGGCTCCCGCCCACAGGGGGAACCATCGAACCACCCGCCGTTGTACGTGTCGCCTCGAGCCTCCACTCGTTTTGCGAGTTTCTCGGCATCCGCCTCGCTCGAGCAGAAGATGACGCCGAAACAGATCCGGCTATCTATCTTCGCAGGCCCCGAGAGTTTGAGCTTCGGGAACTGTCGATACACTTGCGCACGCTCGTCCGTCGACTGCTTTGAATCAGCCATTGGCTTTCTCCTTTCTGGTTGTTAAAGAACGCTGGCACTTCGTGAGTCCCAGCTTGACTATTTTATCAAGGTATGCTCAACTTGTCAACATAAATAAACTCTTAACAATCAATGACTTGTGTGTGGTGTTTTGGTGCGTGGTGTGGTTTTGATGCAACAAGGATCACGGATCACGGGGCAAAAGTAACCGCATCGTGGCCAATATTACGTTTTAGGGGGTTTAGTTAGACTTTTTTAGGGTCAAGTGAATTTTTTTTATTTTTTTCTGAGAATTTGACGTAATGACGTCCC